ACTAAGACGCCCACTAGTAGTACCGTGAAGGTTGAAACCTGTACGAAGATGAGAATCTCTATCAAGTTGTGGTATGATTTTGTCAAGATAAGTGTTCTTGATCTTAGACTTTTGTCTAATATCAAGTATAAGTCCTGGAACTGTGCTTTGTGTTGAGAGCTCTTTAAGTACTTCTGCATCAGTTGAATCTGCACCTGTTCCTGTTTTCTTTCCAGTAGGCTTAAGGCCCAAGTAGTCGAACAAAAGACTACGAAGCTGCACAGTAGAATTAGGGTTGAAAGATTTACCATTTAATTCCTCAAATCTTCGTATCTTTTCATTCTCGTACAGTTTTGATATTGCTGTATCTATATCTGTTTGCATTGCTTCTTGTGCAAATAAAAGTCTTGTACGATCAAAAGGCACGCCATTATCTTGGGTATCAATTAAAAATCTAGTACCCGGGATAAGAATATTTTCATATACACTCTTTAATTTCTCATTTGTTTTAACAACAAGTAATTTTTCATAGAGTAAAAAGGTTACTACCGCATCCATCGCGGCATATGTTTTCATTACATCGAAAGGAATACTATCCCATGTAAACTGATCTTTAAGAACTCCGTGCTCTTTTCTGTACTGGTCTATCCACTCGTACATTGGCTTTTCATAGTCTCCATAAGGAGTGTGTTTGATAGCCAACTGTTTTAGTCCGTGTCCTCCAGGATTTTCATCTACAAGATAATGTAGTAGCATTGTGTCTTCAAAGTTGGGAAATTTAAAGTGAAAATGATATTCAAAGAATGCCATATCAAATTTAGCATTGTGGAACACTACTGTCTTTTCGTTAAATAACTGCTGTAAAAGTGCTTCAGTGCGATCATCAAAGCAGTCGGTATCAATATAAGCCCCACACTTGCCATTATAGCTAAGGCTAATACCCAACATATAACCGTCTCTAGGATAGAGCCCAGTCGTCTCAGAATCAAGAGCCACATATCTATGTGGGTCTTTGATGGCGTTCTGAATAAATTCATTTGCCTCCTCCGTATCTTGTATGCCCCATGCGATAGTATCGTCTATAACTGTATCTACGAAGTCTCCCGATACATAAGCATGAATGCTCTCAACGCTTTCGTCCCAAGCTTTTTTCGCTTCTGGTTTAAATGCTAGCATTGCAGGGCTTATAACTGGTAAAAACTTTTTATCTACTTTTTTACCAGAGTAATCTGTTACTGAACTAACAGTTGTAAAATGCTTTACAGGCTCAGAGCCTACAAGCACTAGCCAATCATAGCTGTCTATATCAATTTCAATGTCTGTATGTTTTTTAAGTATTCTTTTGATAGATGGATCAGAACATAAATGAAATCTATCAAAGTCAAAATCAAAGTATTTTTCGTAATTAATTTTACTAGGCTGCTTTTCTACTATCGCTACCTTAGCCATATAATTTATTCCTTAATTTAAGTACTTGAGACTCTGTTAAAGCCCCCGCGTCTATGTGTTTATTTCCAAATGCTATGTTTCTTGTAGAGATTCCTACTTCTTCGCATAGAGTTCGTATTGTTTCGGCCCCTTTTTGTCCGGCTTCGTCGTTATCAAGAAAAATTTCTATTCGTTCTATTCCCTGCACTGCCAAGACTTGTAACTTTTCTATTGTTACATTTTTAACTCCAAAACAACAAACTGCATTTGTTAGTCCTTTATCATGTAAATTTAATACGTCGAATATACCTTCCACAAAAATTATACTAGACTGTATTGGCTCTACCACTGGGAACAGGGGGAGCTTAGTCCCGGGCGGACTAAATAAATACTTAGGTGTTTGATTAGTTGTTGTACGAGATTGAAATGCTATAATATTTCCTGCCCTATCTCGTACCGGAAAGCATATTCTACCGACAAAATCTTTGCCCGAGTGAATAAATGCCTCGAATGAAGCATATGTCTCGGGTCGTATATTTCTCCAATTACCAACATAAGGCATGTATCCTTCTGGCATTGAGAGACTAATATTTTCTAGTCTTTTTTCGCTAATCTTTTTCTTTAGAAGCTGCCGCTTCATCTCCATTTTGTCTGCCCGTTCCCCGAAATGCTTAAAAATACTTCCCTTGTACTCACAAGAAAAACAGTTAAATATTCCAGTAATTTGATCTATTCTCATACTAGGATTTCTGTCGGGGTGCTCAGGATTGAGACAACTTACTACAAAATCTTTTCCTTTCGGAATGTAGCTAATATTTTTAGATTTTAATAAATCTTCTACGTTCATTAACAGTCCGGATCAAAAGACGCCCACTCATCTAATTCTGTAGGCTCTTCATAATTATCTTCATCAATATTACAATACCACGGCCCACTGTCTGGTTCGCTGTACCACCAGTCCTCTTCTAATGCATTGGGGCACCGTATAGGATTTCCATTACTGTACCCATCTCCTTCTAATGTTTCTCCGCAGTTAGGGCAGATATCTCTACTATTCCAATGTTCCATAAGTGCATCGTGCATTATCTTCTCATCCTTGCAATATCTTTCATTTCTTCTTCATTAATGATTGGGACAGCGTTTGATTTGTGCATGGTTCCGATACCTTTAACAAGGGTTCCGGTGTAACGTGGCGATTCCACTCTAGCGGCAACTCCAGCTGTATCGGGACATGAGGGGTACTCAGGCACACTCCGACGGAAACTAGCTCGCTGAGGGACATGAATATCCCCTCTCGGGCGAGCCTTAGTTTTTCTCGCATAACTACGCTTCTTTCTTCCCGTGACATCATGGCGTAACGATCCATAAAAAATTCCCATAAATAAAAAACTCCCGTAATTAAGCATATATTATACACCAAATCAACGGGAGTGTCAAGAAATATTTTTATCAGAGGTCGTAAACTTCTTCTTCGCTTTGCGCTGCTGCATTCTCTCTTTCTTTTGGAGTGAGTGCAGTGTCTGGGCCTATTTTTAGAGTTTCCCAGTCTATAGTAGAAGTAAAACTTTTCATGCTGGCAGACCGCATTTTAGTACAGTTAAAAGTAATTGGATCTTCTTCTCCTTGGTCATAAGTTTCCAAGGTAAAAGCCGCATCAGCCGCATCAAGTATACCCTTTGCAAAGCGAGCTTCGCCAGTGGCATCAATTTGATACGGGGATACTACAGTACAATCATACTCTTGCGCCATAGACTTTAAAGCTTTACTTACTTCAATCTGTTCCGTCCAGTCGTACTGACCTCCTCGAGAGGGTACAGTAGAACGCTTAACCTGGTTGATATAATCTACGATAATTACACCTGCGTTTATACGTCCGACTTTCTTGTCCAGTTCTGCTCTTATTTTTGCAAGAGTCAGTCCCGGGTCATAGACAACATCCAGCTGCTGAGTCGGGAGAAGCTCATGCTGAGATGTAAGTTTATGATGAAACTCGGTGTAATCACGAGTGGTGCTTTCAAGGTATTCTTTATATCTTTCCTGCCCATTCACAAAACGAGCAGCTTGCCAAGCCGCCATTCTTTCAAACTCCAGGTTTGTTAAGTTCCCTGAAGCGATTCTGTTCTGAGGTATGCCGGTAGCGATCGCACAACATCGTTGCAATATTGAACGACTATCCATTTCAATAGTAAAGTAGATAGCTGAACGGCCAGATTGGTACACATTGTGAGCAATATTAGTACAGGTAACAGATTTACCTTGTCCACGTCTGCCTCCAATAAGTACAAGGTCTTTGGGGCTAAACATAAAGTCTCTATCGTACTCTGTATTCAGTCCAAGACCCATTAGTTTATCACGCTCTTCTTGAGGAGCCAACAAACTAATTCGTTGCATACTCTCTTGCGGTACTTCAAGATCAACTTTATCTTCTACATCCAGAACAATCTGGTGTAGTTCTTCTATTGATTCTTGGGCGCTGGCAAACAGCACTGAATTATCAATGTAACGATCAAGAGAGTTGAGAATTTCTTTTTGAGTGTATTCATTTTTCAAATACTCAAGTAGAATATTTGGATCTATATCCACATCTATCTTTTCCAGAGCTAATAATTTATCTCTGGTGGCAGAGTGGCGAATACTTAATCTGAGATCATCGAACGTAGGGAACGTATGAAAATTTTCGCAATGCTTATCAATGTGGTCATATAGCAAGTGAAATTCACTGGGCAGGTACTCTTTACGCAGATATGTCCACGTTTCAAAGTCGCACAATGAAATACACTGCTTTATTAAAGCACTGGAAATATTCAACTGTCCCCCCGAACATAAAAAGGCCGGCCCCCATAAGAGAGCCAGCCGCCTACATCAAATAAAATTACTGAGCAGCTTTGGCGGCTTTAGCAGCGCCATCGTAGTCAGAAGCAGTCAAACCGCGTCGAGTAAGCATAGTCTTAACACCACGAGGAGTCTTGCCAATTGCTTCGGCAATAGCCTCTACAGACATAGAAGCTACGTCGAGATCCGCAAGAGGATCTGCATTAGAAGCACCTTTTGTGTTTTCTTGGCGAGGGATAGCATTGATATCACCAGAGCGCAGCAGGCTCAAAGCCTTACCACGAATACTGTTGACAGAGCGTCCCAGAGCTTCAGCGATTTGCTCAACAAATGCGCCGTTGTTTACCATAGAAACAAAAGTTGCTTCTTCTTCAGGTGAGTAGGTACGAACGCTTTCTACCTTTGGAGCAGGCTTAACGTGGTCAGTCAGCTCCATACTCAGGATCTTGCCCTGAATAGACTTGGCAGAGAAAGCACCACCTTCGAAATGCTCTGCGATTTGAGCATAAGTGTACTGACCAGAGTTGTCAGTAACGAAGGTGCGGAGGGTTGCTTCTTGGGCTTCGCTGAAAGATTTTCCAGCTGCAGCAGAAGCAAGTTCTACTTCAAATCCCATCTTTCGCAGCTTGCTAGAGATAGAACGAGTAGAGGTGTCAAGCTGCTCTGCTGCTTCTGCAACAGTAGCTTGAGATACGGGGCTTTCGCCCCCAACAAAATTAGTGAGAGCGGCAGTGCGCTCATCAGTCCACTTGGGAAGTGCCATATGTTTTCTCCAAAAAGGATTTTAAATCCGTGACAATATTTATACCAGAATCTCTGGCTTGTTTAGTTTTTGCCGATTCTACGCCACTTTCATTTACAAGAATCGTTACATCTTTTGTAAGGCTAGATTTAACTTCATATCCATAGGAGGATAGAACTTCGGCGGCCTCAGCTTTAGTTTTGAAACTTTTCAAACGTCCACTGATACATACAGCGCCGAGTATTTCAGTTTGTTTCTGTTTTACAAACTTCATATCAAAAGGCAAAGCCCCGTCATAGAAGCAGTAAAAATGATTATCCAGCCAATCACATAAACTTTCTGTTGCTTTCGGGCCCAATCCGGCACGCTTACAAGTGTCTGGTGTAATTTCAGTAATAGATTGCACAGTCTCAGACAGCTTCATCGTTGCCGTTTTTCCGATTAAAGGAATACCAAAAGCAGGTAATACCATATTGAGGGGAGCAGAAGCAGAGTTCCAGATTTCTTGATACAGTTTAGTACCTAGCTTATCGCCCAAGTTGTGGCAAAGCTCTTCGATATTAAACTGGTAAATCTCATCAAAGTCTTCAACTTCTAACTTCTCAATAGTTGCAGGGCCGAGACCCTTAATCTTCAAAGTTTTTGCAAAATGCTCAATCTTTTTAGCTTTCTGTGCCGCGCAACTAATATTGTGACAATATAGAATATCGCGGACAAAAGAAAGCTCACCACAACAAGACGGACATTCCGTAGGCGGTAC